TTGCTGACGATGTCAAGTTACGGCGTGTCGCCCTTTATTCGTCTAGGGCTGGGTCTTGTCTGCCTGGGTGCCAGTTTGGTGCGAAGCCTAGTTGTGCTGTTTCGATTGTGGTGTTGGCTGTGCTCGACGCTGTGTCGAATGTTTCTGTGCAGATGTGTTTTCTGCGCCATTCGCGCCAGAGTTTGATGGCGTCTAGTGCGTCAGTTTCGAACTTCGCTCCGCAGCTGCACCGTTCTCGAATCATTCATCTAGCCAGACTTTGTAGGCGGCGGTTACTCTGCCTCGTTGTGGGTCGATGAAGTGTAGGCGTTGTGATGGTGTTGCTGATGCGGCTAGCATGACGCCTGCGTAGCGGTTGTCGCTCTCTGTTGATCCTGTTTGGTAGACGGAGCCTAGGCCGTTTGGGAGTGCCCATTCCATGTGGGTGTGGTAGTGCCCGATGTAGGCGTCTCTAAACTCCCAAGGGTATGAGCCTGATTGCCATTTGGTTACGTGGCCGACGATTGTTGCTGGTGATGCGAATCCGTTGCGACCGACTTCGTCACCGTGTAGCAGTAGCGCCCGGTAATTACCAATCTCGATGCGTTGCACATCTTCTGGTGATTCGTGCCAGGTTAGGCGTTTCTCTTCTGCGAGCATTTGCCGTGCGAGTTCGTAACACATGCGATCGAAGTTGTCGGCGCGTGGCACTGCGTCTCGTTTCGAACCGATACGACCGTGGTTTCCCCATTCGGCTACGACTGTGACGTTTTCGTATTCGCTTAGGGCTACTCGTACCACGTCCATGATTAGGCGTGAGACGTTGACGTATTGCTCGAAGATGGTGCTGTCGATTTCGAATGCTTGGGTTGGGAAGTTGAATAGGCCCTCGACCATGTCGCCACCGAATGCGATTGTGACGTCTTTGACTGGGTGGTCTGCTCGGTGCATGTTGGTGATTTTGACGGCTTTTTCGGTGAACAGCATGATGCGCTGTCTCATGACTTCGGTGTTGTAGCTTGTGGTTCGTTTGGCACCTTGCCAGTCGGTCATTACCCAGAGTGCGTGTTCGCCTTGGCTTTTGCGCTTGTCGGCTTTTGGTGGTGTTACCGGTGGCACTTTGCCTAGGGCAATCATGGCGTCGAATGCAGCTGAGCGTGTGACTTCAACCAGGTGTTCGGTTCGGTCTTTGGCTTTGACTAGATCGCGCTGTGCATGCATCAGGGCTTTGCGCAGGTGTTGGACGTCTGCTGGCTCTTCTGCCGGTGGTGTTAGTTCTTCCAGCATGAACATGCCTTTGCTCGGTGTTTGGTTAGCGGTGTTTCGCTTAGGTGAATGTTTAGTTTCCCAAGTTCTACACTAAGGGTTTTGATTGACCAGTCTTTGGAGTTCATGACTGCCGCTTCTAGGATTTCTGCGTCCATCTTTTCGAGCTCTGCCATGACTGTGCGCACTCGGCATGGTCTTTTCTGTTTGGTTGGTTTTAGGTTTTCAAGCAATGTTCTTGTCCTGCCATACGTGAATCAAAACACCTGGTAGCGAATCTGCGTCATTCCAACGCTTAGTCACGGTCAGGTAGATAACTCTTGAATCGTCTTCGATAACCATTGAATCGGTCATGGCGTCGAGCACTGATCTAGCCAACTTGTCGATGTCTGGTTTCTGGGTCATGAGCGTGGTTTTGTTGCTTTTCGCTTTTTCCATGAAGAACACGAGAGTGACGTTTACAGCGCCTTTGAACTGAATGTATTGCTCATGGGCTTTGATGGCTTCGGTTACGAGCTTGCGCCAGGCTTTGTTGTTTCCTGATGCGTCCACTAGCACTGCTCGGCCATTGATAACGAACGCTTTCTTTGACCCTTGTGGTGCCGCTTTACCTGGCACGTAGATATGAAAACTTGTCATTCGGTTTCTCTCTTCTTCCATGCCCAGATGGCGTCACTGAATGCTGATGTTTTTTGCATGTAATGCCACCGGGCTTGTGCAGCCATTTCGTCGTCAAACGTTTCGTCCCAGACACGAGCGTTTACCAGTGCTCGAGCGGCTTTGAGTTCCTGCTGGTTGATGTGCTCAAGTCTCTCGACGATGTCGTCAATGTGTAGATCGCGCCAGCCCATGTCTTCAACAAGCAGCTGCACGTCGTCAGCGGTGTTGATGTCCATTAGAACGGCACGTCATCGACTAGTGGTGGGAATGTCTCAGCAACTACTGATGACTTGTGTTGCTTGATTGTGGCGTCATTCATGTGGTGCTCAACAGCGGTTTTCTCTTCACCGGTCTTGGCAGTGTATGTGCCAATCTTGGTTGATAGTCGGCCGTCAATCATGATCTCGTCATTCTCGACTACGTGGCCCTGTGGCTGGTCGAACCAGCAAGTCCATAGAACGAACTTTTCCTGACCCTTGAAGTCGCTTTTTTCCCAAACTTTGATGATGCCCTTGCCGGTCTGGGTGGCGATTGATGATGCAACTTTTCCTGCGATTGTGATGATTGGCATTTCTGTGTGTCCTGTTCTCTGTGAAAGTTATCCACAGGTTTGCTTAATATGATTATTTAGATATTTATTTATTTATTATTAAGTTTTATTTGTAGGACATAGGTGTCCTGTAATGCGGTCAGGAATGTCCTGTATTGTTACCAAGAATGTCCTGTAATACCAACCTGCCTGTGGATAAGTCTCGGTGCCATAAAGTGCTATCGCACCACTCTGGACAGTTGGTTCGAATGAAGTAACGGTTGCTTGGTGATGACCCTGCAGCTACTCCACCATGTCTCACTATCTCAATTTCGCCCATCTCAACAAGCTGCGTTAAAGCACGGCGAACAGTCCTCGAAGAGGTGTTTGCGTACTTAGCGAGAGTTTCTTGTGATGGGTAGCAACCGAGTTCTGGGTTGTCATTTGTGTGCCAGGCAATTCCAATGAGAACAAGTTTTGCTGTTCCTTGGGCTGGCGAATGGTGCAATACTGCAGCCATTGCTTCTGCGCTCATTTGTGTGTGTCTTCCTGTATGATTTTTGTTACCGCTAGTTATTCTAGTGGTGAACCCCTGCATCTCTGTGTGTGTGCAGGGGTTCTTCTATTACGGCGTGTCGGTTATTGCTTTGCCAGCGTCGTCAATCTTTTGAATCAACTCTTTTGGCTGTAGTGATCTAACGGCGTCTTTGCGGAGTGCGCGCAGGCCGTCTAGGTCTTTGGCTACAATTAAGCCCATGAGCTCGAGTTCCCAGTCTCGAATGTTGTGGACTGTGCCGCGCTGAACCTTTTCCATCTCTTCCTTTGATGGGCGCTTGCCCTTTGGTGAATATGAGTAGGTTGCCAGGGCACGGCCGATGGCTGATGTTGCGCAGTTCTCAACGAATGACAACTTGTTGACTGGTGAAGAGTTTCGGGTTTCTTGTGCGAAGTCGATTGAGACCGGGCGTGGGTCGTCTCGGTCAGCGAAGATGCTGGCTTTGATGACAATCTCGGTCTCGTTGATCAGCACGATCTCGGTGTGGATACGACCGTCTGGGTGTTCTGCCCAGAACTTGTGAATGCGTGAATCTACTGGTTCGTAGTCTGCTGGAATAAATGCCATTTGGGCACCTCTCTGTGTTAGGTGCTTTCAGTATAGGACTAGGTGGCTACTTTTTCTTGGTCTTCGAGCTGACGGTTTCGATTGCCGAGTTGATGCTGGTGTTGAAGTCATCTTCAGGGACTTCGCCTTTTCCTGCATAGGTGAACAGAATGGCCATGGCAAGCCCTAGAACGGCTCCTGTGGCCCCGAACACGGCAGACTGTAGTGGTGGCAACCCTTGGAGACTTCCAGCCCCTAGAAAGGCGATTCCAGCCCCGATAGCGAATGCTGCCACTCGGGTGATTCTTTTGACTGGTTTACTTTTTAGCAGGCTTTTTAGCAGCTGGCTTCTTGACAACTGGTTTCTCCTCGTCTTCGACGGTGATGGTCTGTGCGACTAGGGCTGATTCGATTAGTGGTAGTGGGTCTTCAACTGGTTTGGTTGCCAGGTTGATTGTCTCGCCAGCCATCAGGTGCAGGTGTGGGCCACTAGAGGCTGAACCTGAGTTGCCTGACTTGCAGAACGCTTCGCCACCTTTGACGTGGTCGCCGACAGTCAACTTGTCTAGACCCTCTTCGCTTAGGTGGTAGTAGCCGAAAATCTTGACCTCGAGTTTGCCCTTGATAATGACCGGTGCGCTGATCTCAACGAAGTGACCTAGCACGCTGGTGAACCCGATGTTCTTGATTCGACCGTTGCCGATGGCTTTGAGTGGTGTGCCAGCCTGCACAGCGTAGTCAAGTCCTCGGTGTGGGCCAAGTCCTAGTTTCTTGCGAACAGCGCCGTGTGTGCCGAACAGGTCGCCGATGCGTGTTGGCTTGGCTGGGTGGAATGTTTGAACGGTTACTTGTTTAGACATTGGTCATGCTTTCTGCGATTGCCACTATTGAGCCGCCGAGAGCACCAGCGAAACCCATGAATAGGTAAATCTTTTTTTGTAATTCGCGAACGTCACGCTCGAGCTGCTTGTAGCCGTTCATCTCGGCCTTGAGTGTTGCCAGGTCTTTGATGATGGTTATGAGTAGTTCGCGATCGGTTGTTTCGGGCATTTTAGATTTCTACCCAGTCAGTGAGTTCTTCGTTCCAAATGTATGCCTGACCGTCGGCCGGGTAGGACTTTGGCGCTTTCCAGTTCCATTCAGCTGCGCTCCATGTCCATGAGGCAAAAGGTTGAGCAGGTTTAAAGTTGCCGGTCGATGCGACGTAAGTGTCACCGATAGCGGCGAACTTCTTGCCAAAGTTGGCATTGTAGGAAGTTTGAACCCATTTGCCCTCGAGGCCAAGACTGTTCAAAAAGGCTTCGCCATTGGCTTCATGTTGGTTGTCAACTACCACGACGTTAGTTACAATGCCGTCAACAATTTTTGCAAAGTGTGCCATGTGCTTAACTCCAATACTTAATGATGCAGATACCTGAACCGCCTGATCCACCGTTCCAGGTGTTGTTGCTTGTTGAGCCTTGACCGCCACCGCCAGAGCCACTGTTGGCAACAGCGTTGGTTGGGTTGATTCCCCATTGGACGTTGCCGCCGTTACCCGCAGATGCGCCTCCCAAACCTATACCAGCCGTTGCTCCTGCGCCACCGCCACCACCGCCAGAGCCATAGCCGAGAGCACCAGTTACACCAGTAATTGAGGCACTAACTTGGTTGTAAGTTCCCCAGCCACCTGCACCACCAAGAACAGTCCCAGAACCATAACCGCTTGAGCCTCCTCCAATGCCACCGACGATGCTAAGTAGTGCGCCGAAACTCGAAGTGCCACCGTTTGCACCTGGTAGCACTGCTGCCCCTGCACCGCCTGCGCCAATAGTGATTGTGTAAGAAGTGCCTGGTGTTACTGTCAATACCTCGTAAGTTGCTGAGCCGCCGCCACCACCGCCGACCGTGTTGTAACCTGGCAAGCCTCCACCTGCGCCACCACCACCGCACAGAATGACTTCTACCTTGTCAACGCCAGCAGGCGCAGTCCAAGATTGGGTTGACTTGATGATTTCAGTTTTTTGTGTTTTGCTTCCACCACCAGTAGACGGTGCAGGGAATACGGTTACGCTCATTAGGCAATCTCGCTTCCAAAGAGCTGGAACGTTAGGTGGTTGCCTGAACTGCCACGAACAGTTACAACGTCAGTTTCGCCCAAGGTAAGACCCAAGGTGAACGCTGCAACCGAGTTAGCGGCCACTGGCACGTTATACATGATCGCATTGTCGTTGCTTGAAGCAGCTGAAGCAACACGAATCCAAACACGAGCATCAGCACTCGCACCGGTCACGTTAGTGATTGTCAAAGTAGAGACCACGGCCGAAGTGCTTACAGGGCACTGGTAAAGGTCAGTCTCGCTGGTGCCTGATGGGTGCACCTGTCCTAAAACTTTGTAAGTAATTGCCATGATTTATGCTCCAATGAGTAGTAGTGGGCTGAGTGGGTCAGGAATGACCACAGGCTCTGGTGGTACAGAAACAGGCGACCAGTTTAGGCCGTCAAAGTAATCAAGAACATGAGTGCTCAAAAGGTAAGTGACCATGCCCTCGGTAGGCACAGACAAGTCTGCGTCACGAGCCGTCGAATCAGCAAACACCATGACGCTTTGGTTCATCAAGTAGTCCTGCACTCGTGATGCAGGTAAAGTTTGACCGTTTACGAAGTTAAACCAGCCGTTAGCCATTTAGAACTCTTTCCATGTCTCTAGCGTAGTGAACCAGTTGTTTACATCAATGCTATGACTTACCTTAGTCACCGTGTAATTCTGGTCGATGTTGATGTTGTCAGTTTGGTAGATGACCCCGACGTAATCGCCTGGCATAAACTCCACAGCCTGGGTTAGGTTGCGACTACGGTCAATTGCTGGTGTGGTCACGTCTTGCACGTGGGTGATTGGCTTAGGTGCAAACACTGCGGCCGCCCAAGCAGCTGCATCGTCAACAGTTTTCAAGTCGACAGTGAAGTCGCTCGAGCGTTGGCCGTAAAGGTCAATTGAATCGCTATCAACATACAACTGGGTGAACAGTGGGTCGGCTAGGTATTCAAACTTCTGGGTCACTAGCACGGTGTTGTAGATGTCGTCGCTTTGAGTTGTGACCGAGATGTCAGCCATGCACAAGTGATAAGGGTCGCCGTGGTTGTTGCCAACGTCGTAAACAGGCACACCAGAGTTTGCTCGTGGCCGATACTCGAGGTAGCCGGTGTTTGGGTTGATCCAGATGAAACCAAGCCCGGTGGTCAGGCAGTTCGCGGCAACAGCGCCGAAGGTTGTGTTCTCGCTAGGAGTGCCAGTCATGAACCACTCAGGCAAGATTGTTGGTCCACCATAAGGGATTGTGAAACCTGTAGCTGCAACCTGATCCACTGCAACACCGATGGCCTGTGATGGTGTGATGTAGTCGACGGCTGGGTCATAGTCGAAGCGACGGTTCACCAATAGAGCCCAGAAGTCTGTGGCCTCGATGCTGATTTGGTTCTGCTGGTCTGGTGCGTAAGCCACGTTAATGTTGTCAACTGTGCCGTGCCATAGAACGAAACTGTATTCGCCGCGAGAGATGCGCACACGAACTTGGGTGCCTGGGCGAATGTAGGTGTAGTTGTTTGGGTCGAACTCCCATGACTGCAGCTGAATGTTTGCTTTGCCAGCGTCGGCTTGGAAGTAAACGTTCGATGCGATTGAGCCACCAAGTGTGGTCTGGACACGGTTTACTTCGCAGGCTAGGTCTTGCCAGGCTAGTGTGCCTGATGAATCTTCGCCTAGTACGTCTGTGCCACCAAGAACGCTGACACCGAGCACGAAGACGTTGTTCACGTCTTGTGGTAGCAACATCTCGACCTTTAGATCAGTTGCGATGTCGAAGTCGGTCAGCACAGCCATTACTTGCTCCGTGGAATAGTTATTTGACCGGTGTAACCAGTCTTCTGCGCCTTGTTGATGATGTTCACCACGTCTTGAGCATTCACTCGAGGAGTGTTGATGGTCACGTTAGTAACGTTCTGTTTTCCAAGGCTTGCCTCCAAAGTATTGGCCTTAGGCACACCCTTGATGACAGGAGCATTTGGAACCTGTTTGACAGGTGCAGTCGGGTTGGCGTAGTAATCCTGCACACCGCTACTTGGAGTAGCCAGAATAGCCGCAATCGAGGCACCAGCGAGCACGAGAGGGTTCAGTAAAGTCGTAGCGTTGAATGCAGCCATCGCCACGTTAGCGGCTTTGATAGCCGTAGTGATGCCAGCAATAGTCTTAGCCGCGCCGCCGATAGCAGACAATCCAGCAACAAGAGGCAACAACCAATCCTTGTTATCCATAGCCCATTTAGCGGTAGCCGCAAGTTCAGTTAGAACATCATGAGCTGCGTCAGCAATCTCTTGCAAGGTCTTCTGCCCAGGAGGCGACGACATCCACTCAGCAAAATCGTCAAGCACCGGCAACAAAGCCGTGCCAAGTTTCTCCTGGATCTCACCAAAGATAATTTGCATGCGCTGGTAAGGGTCAAGGTTCGCGGCCTCAGTCGAAGCGCCCTTGAACGCTGCACCCATGTCTTCAATAGGGTTCTTGGCACCCTTGAGGCTTGGGATAAGTTTCGCAAGAGCCGCATCGTTACCTGCCAGGCTCTTAGCCATGGCCTGTGTGACCGTGTCTAGGTCTTTACCGGTGGCTGCAGACGCGTCAAGAGCAATCTGCATAAGTTCGTTAGATCGAGTGACGTCACCAGTAGCAATAAACAATTTCTGGTAAGCCGGGCGCAATTTGTCATCAGCAACACCAGCCTGAATCTGCATTTTTGCAATGGACATCTCAGCAGACTTCACAGTCGCATCAGTAGCCTTGCCGGTGTTGGTCATGGCGATGGCGAGCAATTCCATGCTCTTACGGTCTTCGATAGCAGCCTTGGTGGCTTCCTCGAGCTCGTTAGCAATTACCTTGAATGAAAGACCAATACCTATAGCGGCAAACGCCTTGCCAATACTCTTACTGACTGCCGCGGCTTTTTTGTTCATGCCGGTCAATTGACCCTGAGCGCCTTTAGTGGCTTCAGTGAGTTTCTTGAACTCGCCGAGGATTTCGACATTGAGAATCAAGTTACTCATGCATTGAACCTTTCTTCTAGAGCATCAATGAATGCCCTGTATTCCACCAAAGTCAAAGAGCGGTAAACCTTAGGGCTTAGTCCTGTCGCTAAACAAAACTGAGCCATACGATCAGCCGTCTCTTTTAGGCTGGCTCTTTTGGGTCGGCTAGGTACTCCGTTACCCAGATAGTTGCCTGGTTGAAAGTCATCTTGCCGACTTCTTCAATCTTGGCATTCTTGTCAGTGCGCAGCTGCAATAGCCACACTAGAAACTTCAATGCTCGACCAGGAAACTCTCCCTTGCCGAACAAAGTGTTTACTGATGATCCAGTAAGTTTTTCAAGCTGCTCAATTTCATCCATGGTTAGGACATCGAGAATTGTGCGTTCGTTACTCATCTGTGTGCTCCTTATTGCTTCCAGTATTTGTTAGCAAGTTTATTGATGTTTTCAAAGTATGTTCTATAAACTTCTTCGCGCTTGATACCCAATGCCTTAGAGAAGAATGGATTAGGCATAATGTTCTTCTGCACAAAGTTGTTCTTGTCATAGAACCAACCAAAGTGGATAGGACCAGCATAAGGGACTTTGCCGTTATTACCAGCACTAACCAAAACTCGACGAGCTTGTTTCTTTGATTTGATTGTTGCTCTTAGTTTGCCCGACCTGACCGGCACAAGATTACGCGCCTCGCTGGCCACGATTTGACCAGCCTCTTGAGCTGCAGCACTTATCTCAGTCGTTGGAGTACCAACCATCTGCAAACCTTTGATTATTTGTTTGAGATTTTCGACTTTGATGCTGGTCAGGTCGGCCATGAAACTAAGCTACGACTTTCTCCACACCGTAGAACAAGTTGCTTGCAACGTTTAGACCGGTGTTCTTGACCTGTAGTGTCACCGAGAACTGCACAACCTCGTTTGAGGTTAGGTTCAATGGTGGCAACTGGTCGAACACAACGGTTCCCTCGTAGTGAGGCTGGTCAGTTGATGCGGTTGCGTTGCCGTTAGGCGCGATGATGAAAGTTGCGGTCGAACCGAAGTTAGTCCACAAGACCTGGTAAAGGCTGTCCTCGTCGCCAGAAGTGATACCAGCAAGAGTTAGAGCCCATTCGCCACCAACACGTGTCTCGCAGAATGTCTGCACGTCGCCAGGGGCGTCGCCGAGTTCTAGGACTACTGAGTTAGCGTCGCAAGCATAGTCAGTGCCTGCAATCTTGAACAAGATGTTTTGCGCCTTGATGCGCGTTGATGCAGCCATTCCTGGTGCCTTTCTAGATCGTAATCTGCAGGTCAGTGATGACTGAGACTGCGAGATACTCGGTGTTGTTGGTTTGTAGGTTGTAAGGCTGGCCTGCACTTATGATGCGAGCGTAGCCTGGTAATGCATTGATGACGGCTTCTAGGAGTTCGTCGACCTTTTCACTTGCTACTTTGTTGGTCGCTGTAGCGGCAACGCAAACAAGTTCGAGGTTTAATGTGTATTCCTTACTTAGGCTTGACGGCTGTAGGTAAGGGCTACCGTTATTGATTACGACTACCGGTGGCACGAATCGCTCTGGGACATAGTCCAAAACCTTTAGGCCAGCGGCTGTTAGGTCAAGTTTGAACTCGACCTTTGCAGCTGTAATCTCGTTGGTCATACTCCATACCCACAATACGGCTGGAGCAATGGGTAAACGGCAATCATCGGGTCACGTGCAACACGAACCGGTGAACCGTCCATTGAAGCGAACTGCGCAACGCCTTGAGGAGCGGAGCGACGGTGGAAGAGTTCACTGCCACAGATCATGATTGCTTGTCGATGAATCTCGACAGGAACCGTGTCTATGTCGCCAATGTAGCGACCCACATGGGCATTACCGGCAGACAAGCAACTCTCAATAAAGTCACCTGTCTCGTCGGTTCCAATGTAAGCCTGGAACTCTTCCAACGTCACGCTTGCCATGATTAGGCGGTTACGTCCAACTTGACGATTGCGCCCTCGCGAGGAGTAGCAATTGCCATGTAACCGTAAACCGAAACGCTGTCGGTCAAGGTGGTGATGTCACCATCGGTTAGACGAACAGGTGCGCCTGCTGATTCCATGGTTAGAACAGCGTTGCTGTTAGCCATGTAAACCACGCCAGTGCCGATTGCTGGGTCAACGATGATTGGTAGACCGAATACTGAGCCACGTAGGCCAGCGATGTCAGCAGTACCAATGTTGTTAACGCCTGCGCCGTCGGTTAGCAATACTGGGCGACCGTCGCCAGCTGCAACCTTAGCCAACTTCACGTAGCCGTCAGTGCCGGTGAGAATGAACTCTGGGCGTAGACCGGTGTTGGTGAAGATGTAAGCGGCACCATTAGCGATACCCTCTGCAAGTGATGAAGCGGTTCCACCATCTGCATCGAAGATCTTGCCAGTGAAGTCAAGAGCGCCGATTGCGGTTACTAGAGCGGTGTTGGTTGCGCCTGCGTAAGCAAGTGCAAGACCCTGGAACACCTGGTCAAGAGTGTTGACCTGTGAACGCTCAACGTACTGACGTGAGAACGTGGTGTAACCACCGTAAGTCTTTACGGTTGCTGAAACAGTCTCAAAGGTTAGGTTACCGAATGCAAGAGTTGCGTTCTCAGCTGCTGTGCCAAGTCCGTCAACCTGCTGGGTAACTTCGAGAGTGTTGCTGTCAATCTTTGCGTATTCAACAGTTAGACCAGTTGCAGGAAGAGCTGCACGGCTGAATGCTGAAACGGTTGGACGGTTGTTGGCAATCAAGGTGTTGATGTAGCCGAACCATGGTGCAACTACTGCAGCGTCAGCTGAAGTCGATGCGGCACGAGCGAACTCTACAGCCTTGTTATCGCCTGCTACTAGAGCCTTGGCGAACTCTGCCTGCGAGCGGAACTCGCTGCCCATAGGGGCTGGTGTTGCGACGGTCTGGCCGGCTTCGACGACGCGGCGGAGTTCCGCAACTTCGTCCTGAACGGCGCGAACGTCAAGTTCAATGTTTTCCATTGAGTTGTCCTGTTCTGGTTGCGGTTCGCTGGTCTCGGCAGGGATTCCGCCGTCCTCTCGAACCTCGGTGATGTTTGCTCCAGCGAATGCTGGGAACGGCACGACCGAGACCTCTTTTAGAGAGACCTTGGTGCGTGTAACTGTTGAACCATCGCGCTCGCTTTCCAGCGGAACGAAGCCAACAGAGAACTTGTTTAGAACGCCGTCACGCATCAAAGTCATAACTTCGTTGCCTCGAGCGGTGTCGCTAACTTTTGCGGTGATCTCGTAGCCCTCTTCGGTGTCGCGCCCAGTGAGCACCTTACCGATAGGTTCTTCGTGACCATAGAAGAGTTTGACGTCAGTAACGTCGGTGATTGCTCCTGGAACGAAACGCTCCATGTAAGCGCCGCCGATGTTGGCGTCCTGTCCATAAGGAACGGCTAGACCAGTGATGGTGCGCTCCTCGAGGTCAGCACGAACCTCGAACTCTCTAGTTTCGATTTCAGCCATTTAGGCCCTCTTTCTCTTGAACCATTTCTGGCGTAAGGAATCCTGCATCGATGCCGACCTTGTAGTAGTCGTAACGAGCTGCGACGTCTGCCTTGAATAGGTGCTCGAAGTCGAACTCGACCCGAGTGCCACGTGGTAGGCAGTTGCTTAGAGCATCAGTGATTGCATCGGTGTAAGCCATGAGTGTGTGACGGTAGAAAACTTGGTTCTCGTCCTGCACGTTGGTGTAAGTGTCACTAGATCCAGGAACGCTGGTGAGTAGTAGACGGCTAGGCACACCGTAGAGACGAGCGATGGCACGAACGGCCTGCTCCTGAATATCGGTGAACAGGGCGTCACGTGGGCTGAGTGCGATGGCCTTGTAGTCGAAGCCGTTACCCAAGACAGCGACCTGACGTTGCTGTTGCTTGTTGTGCCAAGTTGCGGTGATGCTCTCAGCGTCAGCTGCGTTTAGCATCTGGTTGGTGGTTAGGATACCGGTTGGAACTCCAGCCGCGCTGAACCAGTTGGCAGCGTAGTCGCGCAGATCAATGGCCGATGCAATGTCTCGGTTACATGTCTCGATAGGTGAGAGCCCTCGTAGGTTGCCAGCGCGGCTGAAGAGTTTGAGATGCTCGACATCGTTCTGTGCGTATTGGCGACCCTCGTAGAAGTAGATAACTCCCTTTGAGATGTCGTTCGTGTCTTTGTACTGAATGCTGACGGCGCTACCAGGCAACAGCGTTAGGTTGTTGACCGAGCCTGATGGGTTGTAAGACTTTAGCCAGAATGCGTTGCCCTCGAGGCCAAGAGCAACAACTGTTTGGAACAAGAAGTCACGGCGTGAATCGAGCAGGCTTGGCTTGTTGACCAAGATTGGGTTCTCAATCTGCATTTCCATACCGGTCGCATAGCGGAACGTGCGCAGGTTCATCTTGCTGATTGGGGTAGCAATGATTTGGACAGCACGGTAAACGGCAGTTAGTGAGAGAGCGGTCTCAGGGGTTGCGTAAGTTGCAGCTCGAGATGGAACCGTCGGCTGGATAGCGCGAGTTTCTTCGACGCGGTTAGTTAGGCGTTGCCATAGTGATGCCATACCACAAGTCTAGGGCATCGAATGACATGCTTTGCATTTAGAGCGTGTCGCGCTAAAAAACTTGAATGCCAGGAGTGAGCGCACGGCTTGAAACATACAGCGCAAACACCGTCGCAAGTAGTGCGTCAATCTCACCAGTGGACTTCTCACGGCTGATAAGCCAAGTCTCGCCCGAATACTTCGTGACACCATTCTGGGTTTGCACAACCAGCAGAGGGTCGTTGTTGTGCTTCACCATGCCAGTCGCAAACATGGCATACACGGCCGAGCAAGCCTGACTGACTTCCTTAGTCCATAACTGCCACACGACGATGCCAGAGAGTTTCAGGCGCTTAGCCAGGCTGTTGAGGTTACGGTCGTCCATTACGATCGCCCGAGGACTGTACTTGGTGTATAGGCGCGTCAACTCGTTGAACAACAGTTGCTCGGTCGGTGCCACAAACGAGGCGACAATCTCAGTTTCTTGTAATTCGCCATTGGTGTTAGCAGCTGCAATGGTTGCATACTCCCAGTTGCGAGACACGTCCACAGCAAAGACAACGCCCTGCATGTTCGAGATGCCCTTACCAGTCGCCGCTTTGAACAGTTCGCCCGGTAGCCACGAAGCAGCTGTGCCAGAGATAAACTGGTTCAGGGTATAGCGCCTAACCTCATGCTCGGGCTGGGTAGCAACGTCACTCAGCACACGCTCAATAGGGATACGACCACAAGCCACAGCAGGGTTAGCAACCATGATGGCAGGAGCAGAATCAATCGGGGCACTCGTAGGCGCTTCCCAGATGAACGCGCCGAAACGCTCCAAAGACTTGTCACCCTCGATGGCTTTCGCGGCCGACTTGTAAAGGTCGATAAGGGTCTCGCTGGTCTGGTCGCCAGCAGTAGTGATCATGATGACCATTGCATCGTCAAGGGCTGTCGTGCCCTTAGTCGCCGCAGTCCAAATACCCTTTTTAGCCAAGTGGCCCTCGTCGAGCAGAACTCGCACAAACGGCTTACCCTGCAAAGCGCCCTCTTTAGCCGGGCTGACCTTGTACTTGCCTGTGCCGTCCTGTTTGGCGATGCCTCGAGTTTCGGTAGTGCGCTTGAAGCGTTTAGCCAACCAAGGCCAAGTGTCAATGACGTGCTTCACTCGGTCGTAAATGATTGTTGCCTGGTCGTAGCTCGAAGCAATCGAGGTCACGTCACCCTTTTGGAATATCATCGAATCGAGAGCAAGACCACCACCAATAACAGTCTTACCGTTCTGGCGACCCATAGAGACCAGCACCTGCCTGTAGCGCAATTCGCCAGGGTAAGTGTCATGGTCGTCAGGGTAACGCTCCAGAATGTGCCTAAGCAACCACTTCTGCCACTCGTCAAGAACAATCGGCTGGTCAGTCTCAGGCGTCACCCAGCACAACTCCATCAATTGAATCAAACGATCACCATCAGTGATGAAGTCGTCAGTCAGCGGTGGAGTGAACCGGGCAGGCAGTTGGAGCATTAGCGCGTTAGCAACTCGGCTAGTGGGTCGTGGTCAACCTGCTGACCCTTGAACTGGCGACTAATCTCGAGCACAGTCTTGCGCAGCTCAGCGGCGGTCGAAGTATTCGCTTCGGCGTCAAACTGCTCGGCCAGTTTTAGAGCCAGCCCAGCCAACACCATCTGCTCCAGGTTCAAACTCAGGCTATCTAGCCATGACTGGATTGCATCTCTTACCATCTGGTTCCTCCTTGGGATAATTTACTCCGTTTGTAAAACTTTAGAAGCTTGCGCGGGGTGAAATCGCACTCCCAGAAAAACTGGGAGCGCAAAATTATTTGTTATTTATTTATGAATGCTTTTATTAGGCTCTGTAAGGCTCTGTAACGGCTTCGCATGGCTGGTTTAGTGAATGCATACCATCGATTGCTAAGTACCTTTACACGCCACCGTAGAGGTGTTCGCTGTGGTTGTGCTCTGTGCTTTGCCAATTGCTTGCTTTCTGTGTGTAGTGTGGGGGCTACCCGTATGACCCCTGCCCCCACTTCATCTGGGGGGCGGTCTATTTCCAGCGGTCTGCGCGCCAAGGTATGCGCTTATATGTCCGGTCTTGTTTACGGCCGTTGCATTCTCTGCACATTGATTGCAGGTTCTCGATGTTATGGTTTGGTTCGCCTTGTCCTGGCGCGACGATGTGGTCGATTGTCCAGTCGCTTCCTTCGAGCTCTTTGCCGCATGTTGCGCAGAGTGGTTCGAGGACTTTCTTTGCAGCTTCTCTTGCTTTGATCCAGGCGCTTGAGGAGTGCCAATCAGCCACGGTTTTCCTTGTTGAGCAAGATGTCTGTTCGTATGGTTTCCATGGCGTCGAGTATGCGTTTGATGTCTGCGCTTGGTTTCAGGCGGTTGGCTGTTATTTCATCGCTGATCCATTTGCTGACCATGAGTAGTGCTCGGGCTGAGCCTAGGCGTTCGCTTGATTTCATGAGTGGTTCCATGTATGCGGCTACTCGGTCGTGTACTGGTGTTTCGCTCATTTGTTCTCTCCCTTGATAAGAGCGATTAGTTCATCTAAATCAACAACGATTTCGCTGTTTCCTGCTTCTTCCAGCAGTTCGATAATGCGTTCACGCTCGGCACGAACACCTGCCTGATACTCCTGCTCCTGATTCCAGCCACTCATTTGTTCTCTCCCTTGATTGGAATATAAGTCACGCCTCGTGGCAGTGCAACATAGCCACCTTTGCCGTCTGGCAAGATAGTTATCTTTTTTTCTTCTGCTCGTTGGTCTAGCCAATATTTAACATTTTCTATCGCCATTGCTATAAATAAGCCCAGCAAGAAACTTGGAACGAAGATAATTACACCAATACCAATTACTGCGCTCATTTGGTTTCCTCGATTAGTTGGATTAGTTGGAATAGTTCGTTCTGGTAGTTGAACGACGCTGGTTTGCGCCAGTTGTCTTTGATTGCTGTTATTAGCGCGATGATGCGTTTGCGTTCTTCGTTGGCACCGATTTGTTTGGCTGTTTCTACGGCCATTAGTAGCCCAGTTGTGCCTGCTGTGTAGCCCTCACCGAAACTCATGGGTGCACCTTTGTGGTTCTTTCTCGTAGCTCGAATAGTCCTGTTAGGTCTGGTTCTTGCTTCATGATTAGCCGGGCGTACAGTGCTCGGTAGTTGTTGTTGAGTTTGTAGCCGCCGTCTTTGGCGGTGTTGATGTGGGAGTTCCAGCGCAGTACTTCGAAGAGTGTTGCGATGCCTAGTTTTGCGCTTCCGTTGGCTTGCCATGATCGTGCGAGTTTCACGAGCTGCATGTAGACCTCTGGGTGTTCTGCGTGGAATTGTTTGAACTCGAGTTCGATGCGGTCTGTTGTGAAGATGTCGAACATTAGCGTGTGTTCTTCATGTGGCGGATTAGGCCGACTGCGGTGAATAGCCATACCCCGATTAGTGGGAGTGCTAGGTAGTTGCGGTAGCCGTTCATGATTGCCCAGTCGATTGTGACCACGGCGATGATTACTGCTAGTGATATTGCGGTTGCTTTTAGCATTATTTGGCTACCTCGACCATCTCAACAAGTAGGTCGTATGCGTTTAGGCCGTAGTCTGCGTAGTCGTATAGTGCCCATTCGCGGCTGCGTACCCTGAAACTTGGTAGGCCTAGTAGATCACTGTTTGGGGTTATGGTTAGGCCTTTGTTGCCTGGGAGTGGAATGTAGGCGACGATGCCGCTCTCGATGCGTACTCGTGGAGTCTTTGTCTGTGTGTTCATGGTGTTGCCTTTCTGTGTGTGTGGTGTCGGCCTCGGGGCTTTTGGATACCGGGAAGTGGTTTTGTGACCCCGAGGCTCGACTGAGTTAATTTTGGGTCTGTTTGCTGACGATGTCAAGTTACGGCGTGTCGCCCTTTATTCGTCTAGGGCTGGGTCTTGTCTGCCTGGGTGCCAGTTTGGTGCGAAGCCTAGTTGTGCTGTTTCGATTGTGGTGTTGGCTGTGCTCGA